ACAGAACTGCAAAGGCAGCTTTAGCTAGCGAAGCCCCTATGCTGAGGACAGCAGAACCGACAGACTTAAGTACACTCAGTCCGCCACTAAAGACGCTGCTGAGTGCCCCAAAGGCGCCGCCCAGCATCGAGAAACCGCCGCTAGCATCCTCGGCTGCTTCAGCTGCTTCGTTCAGAGCATCTTCTAACTCTTTGGCCCTGTCAACGCCGTTGGAAATTTCTGAATTGCTTTCCCTGATGGCGTTGGACATGTTCCGAACTTGCCTAGTAGTCTTTTCGCTACCCACGGTCTGCGTGATCTTGCTGGCCAAGTCAGACTGTGTCGACAAAAGCTTGTTTTGTTGCGCTAACAGGTCGTTGCGTGCCTTGATGGCATCGTTAATAGACTGTTGCAACTGCAGTTGTTGGGATAGGTCCGCCATGTGATCTAAATATCACAAAACCAAATTAGGTGAATCTTCTCATTTTTGCAGGCACGTCGCCTCTGTGCATGCCTGAAAGGGTGCGAGTCTGGGCATCATTGCTGTGAGCTGCCCTGGACTGACCTCTAGATCTTTCCATTTCTTGGACAAACCTATCGACAAACCACTTACGTTGCCATATTGGCAGGCTCATGGCTTCTCGATAGGTAAAGCCCATGTAGTACATTAGCAGAAATGTGGGCTCTAGGAATATTTCCTTGTCGCTAGGCGTCAGGCCAAAAAAAGCTGGCGCCGATTGGCAGGTTCACCTCCGACTCTTCGAAGCAGTGTGGGCAGTTCATCCACAGTTTCATGTCGACACCGGGCTCGTTGTCGTCCATGTACTTTCTAAGCATGCGACTGTCACGAGCCGGCATGTTGCGGATGAACTGGGCGATTTTATTCTTGTCCGTGATGCCGTCGACCGACATGACGCTCTGGTGAAGACGACTAGTCACCACATTGTCATAGTCGCCGCCGATCTTCTTCTTGCGACGTCGCTCGGAAGCAATCGACATATCTTGCTCGTCTTGACCGGTCAGAAATCGGAAAACGACCTTCTTCTTAGAGACAGGCAGTTCAAACTCGAAAGCATTCTCGCCTTCGGCGACCGGCTCAATTTCCAAGCGTCGGATTGGCAGCTCTGATAGATTAAACTCTTGCTTGCTTCTTTCATCGCACTCGGGACAGTCAACCTCTGCCTCGTAATCAGCACCGTAGCCAGTAATTCGAATGGCAGTCATCAGCGCATTTCTGTCACCTGAAATTAGCTTGTTGACGTTGATGGACTTGTCAACAACGCAAGACTTAATGAGCTCCGAAATAACCGTGCCCTTCTTGATCAGCGCTCGAGAGGTAAGAATGTCCTCTTCCTTGGCAGTCATTGCCTTGATGTCAATGTGCGTACGATTGTGTGACGAGGTATCAGCTGGATAGACTTTGCCCTCGGATGGAAGCGGCACAGACTCAACTGGCACCTCCATGTTAAAGTCATCTTTCATGACGTTACGGGTAGAAAAGCCTTGCTGCTGCGCCTGTTGCGCAGTAAAAACCGAATTGCCGTCTCTTTGGTCTGTCATATTTTCTCCTGATCGATACACATAGGTATTCAAACTCCATTGTTTGAATTATCGATCAGGTTGTAAAAAATAAAAAGGGGCCGGCTACAAAGAACCGGTCCCCTTCCAATCACAGCTACTTTTTGTGTTCGCGCGCTATTTTATCAGTACTGAAGTACGCAGTTATCGAAGCGGATCGTGATTGAGATCTCACTCGGATCAGACGCGCCGTAGTCCAGCGAACCGAAGTCAGCTGCCGTCAGGAAAGCGCCCTTGATGTCCCAGAGCTCGACAACCGTGCCGATTGGATCGAGCATCTTGAGCTGGATGTCACGCTTGTAGAAGTCAGCGTAGCCAGCGCGACCAGACACTGACTCAAAGTGCGTGCGCACCCACTCCATAACCTGCTGGGCGCCGGAAGGAGCGATTGGGTCGTGCAACGTCACTGACATCGTCTCAAAAGAGGCCTTGCCAGCAATGTAACGCTTGTGGTTGATGTAAGGGATCTCGACCTCTTCAATGGAAATGTTAGGACGAGAAGCTGTTTTTACGATGAATGCATCGATGCCCTCAATAGCAAGAACCCACCGAAACTGGCGTTTGGGCTCAAACTTATTGGGTAGCATGTCTGTAACTGCGAGTGTTTCTGCCATTTTATTCTCCTAGCTGTTGCATATAAATATGCAGTTCTTTCCTTTAGATGTTGTTACTCACGACAAAGTCAAGTGACACGAATTCGACCGATCTCGTAGGCTGCAAGAAGATGCGACCGCGAATGGTGTTGTTCTCAATGTCTGCCTGCGTGGTGGTAGTTGTATCAATGATTACCTTGAAGCGGTCGAGACCGCCCTGCGCTTGGACTGAAGCCAGGATGGGCTGCACGCGTGCCTGGAAGGCAGCAATTGTGGAAGCCTGGTTTGGCTCGAACAAGAACGTTCTAGCAACGTCTCTGACTCTGCGTCGGACATCGATGAGCAAACGTCGGACATTGACTCGATCCAAAGCACTCTGCGCTGCGAGCAGCGTCTTCTGACCGAAGACAGTCACGCCGGCAGTTGCAGTCACATCACCGATGATCGGGTTGACGTCGGCTGTGTAGAGGTCGTCTCTGTTCTGCTGCAAGAGCTCAACGCCCGGGTAAAGAGCAGAAGCCAGAGCACCTCGCGTGAAGCCGGCAGGCGCGAACCAGGGGAATGCCACAGCGTCGTTCAGCGCAAATGCGCCTAGCACAACGGCAGATGCAGGGGCCTTGACGTTCGTGCGCGTTGCAGGGTCGCTGATCACTACGCTCGGGTAGTAGGCTGCAGCGAAAGAGCTGTCGAGCGCACGGCCAGCGAAGCGATTGACCGTATTGGTGACACTAGGCACCTGGAGTGAAGACGTGACGAAAGCATCTACCTCGTCCTTCTCTTCGATGTCCATGATGAACAGAGCATCGAATCTTCTCTCTGTTGCCTCGATGGCATAGTCAGTCACGGCTGGATGGCTAATGCCAGGGATTGCCAGCAGCTGCACATCGACATCTTGCTTGGCTTCCATAAGATCCATTGCCTTGCGGTAAGCAGCGACCGTGGGGCCATTCTTGCCACCCTGTGCAGTGTCGTCCATCTCTCGGCGAACTGCAGTATCAAGCAGCTTGGCCTTGTCTTGGTCGAAGATATTGACGCCGTCCCAACCACCAATCATTGGGAAGGTGAACTTGAGGTACTTTTGCGTCGGCACGTGCGAGAAGTCCTTAGCAGGATCTAAGAATCTGACCTTATCGCTGCTAGTACCGTCTCTGTCGTCAAGAGCTGTGGTCAATACACCGTTTCTGCTGTATGTTGCTGCTGCCCACTGCTGCGGATCTGGGCGATCGTTTGAAGCAGTGATGACCTGCACTCTTTCCAGAGTGAAGAGGTTGTTATTGAAGCGGTCAGCATCCAGAACAGAACCGCCAACATCAGCTGCGCCGTTATTATCGCCAATCCAGAAGTTCTGGATTGAAGTCATCTGATTTGGGAACCACTTAGAGAAAGAAAGCAAAGAAGCATCGATCTTCTCGTTTCTGTTTGGCTCGGTAATCGAATCCTTGTTTTCGAACTGCACACCCCATGTAAATGCATTCTGCACGTTCTTGCGAGGCGAAACGCCGACCGCAAGAGTTTCACGCATTGGCACTGGAGGCTGAACAACCTGAGCCATGGTGTCTTCAGTAATACCAGCTTCGCTGCTAGCCTCAGAGGTCGTGAACGATCCGGTCAAGATGGATGACGTGTCTGACGTACCAGATGTTACCAAGTGGTACAGGCCGCGGAAACCAGTCGGCAGTGCAGTCGCATCAACAGCACCGCGATCAAGAGCATCGCTAATCTCAACTCTAATAAAGTTAGAAACATTTGGATAGTCGCCTTCAACCACGATCTTCTGGGCACCGGTAGCAGCATCGAAATCGAAGTAAGTGTGGCGATCACCGATGCGCTTGGCAACATAAGTGTCAGCAGTCGGATCCAGTGTGCAACCTCGGAAAGACTCGACAACCTCAGGGTTGAGATCGTTGTCTAAGAAGCGACGAACCAAGACATCGAACGTACCGTACTTGTTATTGGCTTTGTTGGATGCTTTGATGTTTTCAATAGTGATCTTGAACTCGCCAGAACCAATGGCACCGTCGGACAGTGTGTGGAACTTGAACAAGTTGACGTTGTTAGCGCCAAACTTCTGTGAAACCACGAAAGGCGAGAAAGCAGCTGAGAATCTGTCTTCCCAGTTTTCAAGGTTAGGCGTTCCAACCGTTGAAGCCCCAGTCGCTGTACCAGTATTTCGATCTTGTGAAGACGTTAGCAATAGAACCGAAGGCTCTCCGTCAGGCCACGATCCAGCCGCGATGACTCCGTCACCAGTTACATCTGCTAGGTTTTTAGATATATCATAGTGAGCATAGAGATAGTGTCCAGCATCTTCGATCTTTGTTGGATCTGTGTTGAAGACGTTGACGAAGTAGTTTGATGCATCCGGATCTAAAGAAGCAGTCAAGATGTTTTGGTATCTTGCACTTGGCTTAAGACCATTTGCGAACAACACGAATTCTTGTGTTGTGGTATTGATTGTTCCTATCGGACCGCCTGCATC